TAAGGAGTCCGCTCAGGCTACCACTTTAAACTTAGCAGGATTTACTGGACAAGCAGAACGTCCTCAAGGAGATAAAGTATATCGTGCCGATCCATACAGTGTTCAGGTCAACGATGGGAATGTAAGTTTACTACAAGCAGATTGGAATAAAGATTTTATTGAAGAGCATTCTTACTTTCCATTTGGGAATTATAAAGATCAAGTAGATGCAGCAGGAGCTGCTTTTGCTAAATTAACAGTTAAGCGAGAAGCCAGAATGTTAACACGATCCAAAAGATGATACGAAAAGACCATATAGAGGTAAATAAAGAGCAAAGGTTACAGGTAGCTAAATTACAAGTAATGAGTGAAATTATTGCTCGTGCTAACTTAGCTGGTAACTTGGGGTATTCTTATGATGGGGATAGAGATTTATATCAGGCTTTGGGATATTCCAGAACTCTAACGTATCAGAACTATGTAGCCCAATATCTTCGTCAGGATATTGCCAGAGCCGTTATAGATCGTCCAGTTAATGTATCTTGGAGTGGCCCAATATCTCTTGTAGAGAGTAATGAGGGGAAAGAAACTGAACTGGAGAAGAATTGGAGAAAGTTAGAAAGAGATTTACAACTGAAATCTACTTTTATACGTTTAGATAAATTAACTGGTTTAGGAAGATATGGGGTATTATTGTTAGGGTTTGATGATATACAAAAGATTGAAGATTTTATTAAACCAGTCACTCCTGGTAAAAGGAAATTGCTGTATGTTCGTCCATTAGGGGAATCTAGTGCAAAAATACAATCCTGGGGAACTGATCCTGGGAATGATCGGTATGGTAAACCTTTAATTTATGAGATTATTTTATTAAATCCAGAAGGTGATGAATCCTCTACTATCCGAGTTCATTATTCCAGATTGATCCACGTTGTGGAAAGTGCTATGGAGAATGAAACGGAGGGTGTCCCAAGGCTACAACCCATATTTAATCGTTTACAGGATTTAGAGAAGTTGTTGGGGGGTAGTGCAGAAATGTTCTGGAGAGGAGCACGTCCAGGATATTCAGGGGAATTGGATAAGGATAGAACAATGTCCACTACTATGTGGGATGATTTACAAGATCAGGTTGATGAATATGAAAATAACTTGCGTAGGATATTGGTAGCAGATGGATTAAAGTTGAATTCTTTAGCCCCCCAAATATCTGATCCAAAGAATCACGTGGATGTTCAAATAATGATGATTTCAGCAGAAACGGGAATACCTAAAAGGGTATTATCTGGATCAGAGCGTGGTGAATTGGCATCAAGTCAAGATGCCGCTGAATGGATAGCTTTTGTACAAAGCAGACGAGAGGGGCATGTAGAACCTCATATCATTCGTCCATTTATAGATAGAATGATGGAGTATGGGGTACTTCCTAAAGCTAAAAAGGAATATGATATTGAATGGCAAGATTTATTTGCAGTTAGTGAGGCAGATCGGGTTAAGATAGGGCAGATAAGAGCAACAGCATTAAAAGAATATTGTACGATGCCGCTTGCTGCAGAAGTAATGAGTCCAGAAGCTTTCTTTGAATTGTGCTTAGGATTAAGTAGGGAGAAAATTGAATTGACTAAAGAATTAAATGCCACTTCGATATTGAAGGATCAGATTACTGAAGCAGAAGAAAGAATGGTTGAGGAGGAAGAAAAAGCAAAAGTAGTTAAACAACCTATTCAACGTAAAGAAACGAAGAAAGAATAATGCACGATCACGAACATACGGATATTTGTACTTGTAAAGAACGAGTAAAAAAGAATGGGTCAGCTAAGTATGATCCTACTCGAACTACTGCTTTGCGGAATGCTTTTGCAAGTCAAATGAATCGTAGGTTTGATGCTTTAGCTACTTTAGTATATAAAGCAATAGTTGTTCAGGATTGCTTTGGAATGAAACCAACCACTTATCAAGTAGGTTTGCCGGGGGAACGGGCTTTTGCTTTTGCTACTAGTCAGGAAAAAGTAGAAGCTTTTATGCGTTGGTTACAAGAGCAAGTAGATGCTGGGATATTGCAATTACGGTTTGCCCAACAGTTGGGAACTTCTCTTCAGTCAGAATGGACTAATATTTATATAGAAGATAGTTATAAGAGAGGATTGATGAGAGCCAGATATGAAATGGAACAAGCAGGATATGAAGTTCCCTCGATTTGGACTACTGGGGGAGTAGCTGCTGTAATGGGTACTCCGTTCCATTTAGATCGAGTTGGGCTTTTGTACACAAGAGTATATAGTGATTTAAAAGGGATAACTGATGCAATGTCTTCTCAAATTAGTCGGGTATTGGCTCAAGGGATGATGGATGGAGATGGAATGAGATTAATAGCTCGTAAGCTGCTTAGAGTGATTACTGGAACAGGGGCAGAATTAGGAATAACTGATACATTGGGTCGTTTTATTTCTGCTAAACGTAGGGCTGAAATATTAGCTCGTACTGAAATTATCCGTGCTCACCACCTGGCTACTATTCAGGAATATAGAAATTGGGGAATAGTAGGAGTAAGGGTAATGGCTGAATGGATGACAGCAGAAGATGATCGGGTATGTCCTAAATGTGCAAGTATGCAAGGTAAGACTTTTACTTTAGATGAGGCAGAGCCACTTTTACCAGCGCATCCGAATTGCAGATGTATCATGCTTCCAATGATAATAGAAGAAGGAGGAAAGTAATGGAAACTTATTCAAATGTAAGTACAGAATTATATCAAATTCGTACTAGAACATATCAGGGGCGTAAACAAATAATTGTTCCGGTTGTAATGATGGTGGAGGGGGTACATAATGGTAGTCATGGGCCATTACTTCATACAGCAGAGGAATTAGGTAAGATTCCAGCCTCTTGGAACGGAATACCTGTAATGATAGGACATCCTCAAGTGGATGAGATAAATGTAAGTGCTAATTCTCCAGATGTATTGGAACGATCCGTAGGAAGGGTATTTAATACTCATATGGAGGATAAGAAATTAAAAGCAGAGGTTTGGTTGGATGAACAGAAATTAACTGCTGTTTCTCCTTTGGCTTTAGCTTATATAAATAGTGGACGACATTTAGAGGTTAGTGTAGGGGTATTTACAGATGAAGAACCTACTACTGGAGTATATAATGAAACAGAACAATATATTGCCGTAGCCAGAAATCATAGACCAGATCATTTGGCTCTACTTCCAGGGGAGCAAGGTGCTTGTGGTTGGGGGGATGGTTGCGGTATTCGTAATAATAAATCAAAAGAAAAGGAGGAAACAAATGACATGAATGAACAACAAATTTTAGCAATGAAGCAGTCTGCTGGAGAAGGTAATTTTGAAAGTCTTGTGGATAACGAGCAGGGTTATTCTGAAAGATTGGATAAAATTCGTTCTTTGGTAGATACTTATGATAATGATCAGGCTTATCATTTTCTTGAGGAAGCCTATGATGATTATTTTGTTTATCGGAAAAGAATTAAGAATGCTGGTAGATCCAATGAGGGATGTTACAAGCAATCATACCAAGTTAATGCTGACGGGAGTGTTAGCGTGGTAGGGGAACCGATAAAAGTTACCCGGAATGTTAGTTATGTACAAGTAAATAAAATGGTACGAACAGATAAAAAAGGAGAATTAAGTATGGCAGAAAATCAAGACAAGCCGTGCTGCCTTGAAAAAGTGGTAGAGCTTATTGCTAACAAGCTTACCAAATATACTGAGGCAGATCGGGAATGGTTGTTAACTTTAGGAGCTGAAAAATTGGAGCTTTTAACTCCGGTGGAACCAGAACCTGTAAAACAACCCCAGGTTGACCTAACGGGTTATGTAAGGAAAGATTCATTGAAGACAGTAGATGATTATATTGCTTTGGCCCCGAAAGAGGTTGGGGAAATGTTGAAATCAGGTCTTCAGTTGAATCAGGAACGTAGGGCTACTTTGATTCAGTCAATTCTTTCTAATTCAGCAGAAGGGGCTTGGACTGAAGATGAACTAAAAGGACAGACTATGGAAATGTTAGATAAGTTGAGTCGGCAATTCCCCCAAGCTAATTACGTGGGACAGAGTGCCGGTTCAAATTTCAGTGCTAACAAAACCACTGTGGAACCTATGTTGCCCGATGATGTTAAATAAAAAGTAAAAGAAAGGATTTTAATATTATGGCAAAACACACGATTAAAATTAAGAAGTACGCAGATATCATAGAGGAATGGATTGCTAATGCAGCTA